GTGTAAAATGGAGTGGCATTTGGATTATCATGAACGGGCACCTTATCTAAATCGGTGACTATTAGCCCGAAGAAGTGGTGAACAACTCCTGCATAACTTTTTATATTGAACCAAGGAGCTACATCAGCGCTAACTGAGACTACATTGTCGTCTCCGTTAGTTTTGACTGTAACGTGATCCTCAAAGTCCATATCCATAGCATTCAAATGCGACTGCTGGAGATAAAGAAAAGCTGCCTTTAGATAAAAGTAGTTAGCGTTGTCATTCAGCCACACAGTAAGGATGTTCCCTGAAGGGTTACTCCCTGCTATTGTGTAAAGCTGATCATGACAGATATAGAAATAATCGAATAGCTTTGCAATCTGCACTCTAACTCTATTGTTAAGAGACTCATCATTAAACTGAGCGTACATCATTATCACAACTTCTTCAAGCATGTTCTGAAATGCGTAGCCGTTAAGTGTTTTATCGAAACTTTTAACATCAGTATACATCATGTAGGGACGACGCTCCACATCTTGCATTAACACTGTCCACTCTATTGACCATGGGTTAATCCCACACTGCGACACTATTGGGGTATCATGCATCAGCTTCAATAAGGGCCAGAACAAGGACTTGGTTTCTATTAAATCAACCGGATCAGCAACGTAAAATTCCCGTGGCTTGATCCCTGTTATCCCATCTACTTCGATTCGTTTTGCAGCGACATTCCTAACTTCGTCCTTGAACTGACCTTCTACCACCATCGGCACGATAATCCCTTGGCTCGCCTTAGCGATTCGCTCCTCACATAAAGCAAGAAACTCCGGGTTCACATATCTATGCTCCGTGTTCCACAAATCTCTCTTCTTGTTGGCTTTCACTGGGTGTAAGTCTCTGTTAAAAAGAGGACCGATTGAAGTGGTATCACTAAGCCCATGAACGACTCCAGGCTTACCTAGAATTATATCGCTTAACTCCACACTATCTGGATGCGGCATTGGTTTGGCATGCAGGGATGGTATGGAGTATATACTCGTCAGAAGATTAGTCTGTAAAATTTTGTCCATAATAGGAGAAGATTGGTATCTTCCCTTTCGCGAGAAATCAACGGCGGCCATTGCCACTGGTCCACAACAAGTGGCAGGGGCGACCTCATCAACACAATCCGGGAAGGGGGGCAACTCAGGTATCTCAATTCGCGCCAAGGCGCTCCTCCGCGTCTTACCACGGGGACAAAAACTAGGCTTACATGTTAGTGATCCTACGCATGTAACTCCCGTCCTTGTGAGAGTATCTTCTCTTATTTCCGCGTGAACCTCAATAGGGT